ACGGCAATAATATTATTAATGAAAATGCTAATACTATTACTATTGGTAAATCTGGAGATACAGTAACTGTAGCTTCAGGTGCTACATTTGTAGGCGGTGGTATTGAATGGCAATCTAGCATTGTAACCGCTTCAACTTTATCAGCAGTAGCAGGAAAAGGTTATTGGATAAACACTACTTCTAATGCCTGTACTATAACATTACCTGCGTCAGCAAGTGTAGGAGATCAAATTATATTTTCTGATTATGCTAGAACTTGGGGTACAAACGCAATTACAATAAATACAAACAGTTTAAACTTTCAAGGTAACACTTCTCCAAATCCTGTATATAATACAGATGGTCAATCAGTAACAATAGTTTATTCAGGTGCAACACAAGGCTGGATTCCAACTGTAGATGATAGTGTAACTTTAGAAACTCCACAAGCATACTCAATAGATTTTTTAGTAGTAGCTGGAGGTGGTGGCGGTGCTTTTAATAATGGTGGAGGCGGTGGAGGTGGAGGTATGCGTACTTCTACACAAACTGTAAATACAAGTGTTGCAATTACTTGCACAGTTGGTGCAGGTGGTGCTGGAGCATCAGTTCCTGGTGATGGTTCTCAAGGTGGTAGCAGTTCAATTTCAGGAACAAGTTTAACAACAATAACATCTGCTGGTGGTGGTTTTGGAAGTGGTTCTGGTTCAAGTGGTGGGGATGGAGGAGCTGGTGGAGGTGGTAATTATAATTCAGGTGGAGGATCAGTAGGTGGTTCAGGTAACACTCCAAGTACATCTCCAAGTCAAGGTGCTAATGGTGGAACTGGTTATCCTCCTCCACATAACCCAGCTTATGCTGGACCAGGTGGTGGCGGTGGTGGTGCTTCTGGTCAAAATGGTCAAAATTCAAATTCTTCGTCTGCTGGTAATGGAGGAGACGGAACTCAATCATCAATAACAGGAAGTGCAACTTATTATGCTGGTGGTGGTGGAGGTTGTGGACAAAATGGATATTTTGGTACAGGAGGACAAGGTGGTGGCGGAGCTGGTGGAAGTTCTTCTTCTACTGCTGGTGGTAATGGAACAGATGGATTAGGTGGTGGTGGAGGTTGTGGAGGTGATGCTGGTGTTGGTAGTCCAAATGGTGGAACTGGTGGTTCAGGAGTAGTAATACTTCGTATGTTAGCTTCTGATTACACAGGAACAACTACAGGTTCACCAACAGTTGCAGATGATGGTTCTTACAAAGTTTTAACATTTACAGGAACAGGAACTTATACAACATAGGATAATTTATGGCACATTTCGCAAAAATAGGAATAAATGGAAAAGTAATTGAAGTTACTAAAGTTAATAATGAAGTTATACTTGATGCCAACGGAAATGAATCAGAAACAAATGGAATTGATTTCTTAACTAAACTTACAGGTTATCCAGTTTGGAAACAAACTTCTTATAACAACAACTTTAGAAAAAACTTCGCTGGAATAGGATATACTTATGATGAAGATAGAGATGCTTTCATTCCTAAAAAACCTTTCAATAGTTGGGTATTAAATGAAACTACTTGTCTATGGGAAGCTCCTATTGCAAAACCTAATGATGATGGTATATATACTTGGAACGAAACAATACAAAACTGGGAACAAATATAATCATTTTTAATGTCAGAAGTTATAAAACTTCCAAAAAAACCAAAATTTGAAAACGCATCTTGGGTTTTTAAATTAGATAAAATTAATTTTTATGCTTATTGGAATGATGCTTTCACAAAAGAAGAATGTGAAAAGATAATTCAAATTGCTAAAAATAAAGGTTTAATTAAAGGAACAACAAAAGGAAAATCAGATGTTAGAAAAAGTCAAGTATCTTGGTTGTATGCTTGTGATGATATGGAATGGGTATTTCGTAGAGTAACAGACATTATATTAAATCTAAACGAAAGATATTTTGGTTTTGATATTTTTGGATTAACCGAAGGATTTCAATTTACTAATTACAAAGCACCATCAGACAAATATGGAAAACACGTTGATAGAGCATTAGATTTTGCAGTTAGAAAATTATCAGTATCTATTCAATTAACTGACCCTAAAAAATATGAGGGTGGAGAACTTTATCTTTATGATGAGGACAAAGGTACATTAATGGATAAAAAACAAGGAACATTAATATTATTTCCATCTTATGTTTTACACGAAGTTATGCCTGTAACTAAAGGCGAAAGAAACTCTTTAGTAACTTGGGTAACAGGAAATCAGTTTAAATAAAAAAATTAGCTCTTTTATCTTATGTATAATAATGGTAAAAGACTATGGGGGTAGTAATTCCACCACACACCTTACTATCCCTTTTTAATTAGGAGAAATAATATGTTTGATAATTGGTTTAAATCTTTAGATGAAATCCATACTTACAAATATTGGAAGAAACAAATCATTAAATGGAATGAGAAGACTATCCAATTTTGGAAAGATGCATACGAAGATCTAATGTCTAAAAAAGACAAAGATTAATCATATCACTAACAGCTAAAATCTGATACTAATCAATGATGAAATACTTATTGGTTATGCAGATTTGTTCTACCTTAATGCAACAATGCACAGATCCTGTGCCTATGTACCCTCATCACGACAATTACTATGATTGTGCTACTTCTGGTTTCATTCGTGGCATATCTATGATAAGAGAAATTGGCGTTGATGAAGTTAATGAAAAAAAGATCGTAGTTAATTTCGTCTGTAGACCACTAGAAAATACATAGGAGTTATTATGAATGAATTTTTTAAATCATTCCTTGAAGCGTGTAAGGAATTTTGGAGAGAAATGAAAGATGAGATCAAAAAAAAGATTAAGAAAACAGTCTGCAACTGTAAGAAAAGATAAGATTGTTTCGGATTACACCGAGCATAGTAATGGTGTGAGGATCTCATACCACGAAAAGGTTTGTGCTGAGAGAATGAAAACATTATTCAAAGCAATAGATGAGATGCGATTAGACATTAAAGAACTCAGAGCTGATATGAACAAAGGCAAGGGAGTAGTTTCCTTCTTAGTTCTTATGGGTGGATTGGTAACTGCAATCATTGGTTACTTTAAATGGAATGGTTAGAACCAGGAAAACTGCTAGCGTTGGAATATACAATGAGCTAATGGCTCAAGCACACTTTGCCAAAGATCCAAACAAGATAGTATTCGTACCAGTAATGGGTAAAGGACCAATAGATATGGTGGTGTTAGATTTAAAGACAGGTAAATACCAAGCCTATGATGTCAAATCAGTTAATAAAAGAAAGAAAGACTACATACCCTCAGATAAATATAAGAGAAATGCAATAGGATCAGTCATAAGAAGAGGATTGACAGAGGAGCAAAAAAAATTAAAAGTTAAGATCTTTTATAATGAAACTAACAGCTAACTTTACTCTTGATGAACTCATCAAATCTCAGGTAGCCACGAGAAAAGGCATCAATAATAATCCTTCACCTACTCAAATAGAAAACTTAAAGGCATTAGCAGTAAACATATTACAACCCATACGCAGTGAGTTTGACAAACCCTTGATCATTAGTTCTGGGTTTCGTACTGCCGAGCTTTGCATTGAGATAGGTTCAAGCATTAACAGTCAACACTGTGCAGATAATAAATCCGCAGCTGCTGACTTTGAAATACCAGGGGTAGATAATAAAGAACTTGCTAAGTGGATTAAAGATAATCTAACTTGGGATCAGCTCATACTTGAGTTTTACAAAGAGGGAGAACCTTCAAGCGGTTGGGTTCATTGCTCTTACTCATCTGATTTGAATCGTAAGGAGTCATTGATTGCTTACAAGGATGATGATAATAAAACACAATACAAACATTGGTAAATTTATGTGGTTAAATGTATTAGGACTAGGAATTAAAACTGCTGCAAAGCTATACTCTGATAAACAAAAGACTAAGGAAGCCTTATCAGAAGCCAAACTTCTTCACGCTGAGAAGATGAGACGTGGTGAGATAGAATATTCAGGTAAACTATTTGAGCATCAGAAGGGAGACTGGAAAGATGAGTTCGTTCTGCTAGTTCTATCTACACCCATCTTTATGCTTGCTTACTCAGTGTTTGCAGAAGATCCAGAAATAGAAAAGAAGATGGATCTTTTCTTTGATAAATTACAACAGATGCCTTGGTGGCTGACAGGTTTATGGATCTCAGTAGTAGCTGCGATCTATGGATTAAAGGCAACCGACATCATAAAGACAAACGGAAAATGAGCCAACAAATAACAAGAATGTTCGTTAACCAATACAGCAAGAAGAAGCCTAGCCTTCTCTCTCAGCAAACTGGTAAGAAGATTAAGAAGAAAAAGAAAAAGAAATAATGGCTAAGAAGTTTAATATGGATAAGCTCATCCATACACCCATTAGTAAGAATACTTCTGTTGCTTCCAATCCAGTTAAGATCAAGTGGTCAACGATGAATAAACATAAGCGAAGATCACATAAGGTATACAAGGGTCAAGGCAGATGAAGTTCACTTTGGTTCTCCTTACCTTATATGGACCAATGTCTTTTACCTTTGATGAGCCACAAGATTGCATTGAGCTTGGAGAAAAACAAATAGAATTATTAGCAGACTATAAAGACTTTGGTAAAGACCAAGGTTGGTACACTCAAGATGGTAATTTAATTTATGGATTTTATTGTAATACAAAATGAAATAAAATTTATTAACGCAGGTACATTTCAAGAGTATGATTATACCTGTGAGGATGCTGAGTGCGAATGGAAACAAGTAACTGAGTATTGGAGAAAATAATGTATTCACTTTTAATCTATAATGAGAAAGAAGCTCGTTGGCATTTCTTTACTAATGAGGTTTGGCAAACAAGAAAAGAAGCTGAGACTTATGCCAAGCAAAACAAGTTTAAAAAATCTGTACAATGGAAAGTATTATGGTATGATCCTAAGTATAAAATTGGTATAACTAAATAACATTATGGCAATCACATATCGAGGCGAAAGATTTTCAGGTTATAACAAACCTAAGAATGCTAGGACTAAGACTAAGAAGTTTGCAGTTCTAGCCAAGTCAGGTAGTAGGGTTAGACTGATTAGATATGGTGATGCTAATATGACCATCAAAAAGAATATTCCATCAAGACGTAAATCATTCAGAGCTAGACATAACTGTGCTACTGCTACTAATAAACTAACTGCAAGATACTGGTCTTGTAAGAAATGGTAATCATAAATGATTACAAATAAAATATGGTAACAAAAAAAACCTGGAGCAGAACAAAGTTAAATTTAAAGGTAGGCAAATGTAATGAGTGTAATAAAACTCTTTACAGTAAGAATGGTGGTTGGATCATCAATGCAGAGGGAAAATATTTCTGTGATGATATACAAATAGAGGATAGTTGTTTTGACAAATATTTAATATCTGTTAAAAATAAGCCAAGCAACTTTAGTCATTACGAAAACTTTTTACAAAGGAAGCAACAGTATTACTCAGCTGCTAAATATAAAAGATGATCAATGTTAACAAAATTAATAGCAAAACTAACAGGAGAAACAATCGTGCCACTAACTAAAAAAGGAAAGAAGATGATGAGTTCAATGAAAAAAACTTATGGAGCTAAGAAAGGTAAGTCTGTTTTCTATGCTACAGTTAAAAAGAAAAAACTTAAAGGGATGGAAGGAAAGAAAAAGAAATGAAAAAAGGTTATCATAAAACAAAGTCAGGAAAGATGGCTAAGAAAGGATTGTATTACAACATCAATCAAAGAAAGAAAAAAGGAATTAGCAGAAGTAAATCTAAATCAACAGTTGCTGCCAAGGCATTTAGAAATATGCTTATGGGATTCCCTAAGTAATAATTAATTTACTTGTAGTTGATTCTATTCTTTGCTTAGCAATATTAAAATAGTTTTGATCTAATTCTATTCCTATAAAATTTCTATTAAGATTTTTACAAGCAACACCTGTACTACCTGAACCCATAGTAAAATCTAAAACAGTATCGCTTTCGTTAGTATATGTTTTAATTAAATATTCCATTAGTTCTATTGGTTTTTGTGTTGGATGTAAACCAGCTTTATCTTTTGATAAATTATTCATTACTTTTATATGTTCTATTAATGTCTTTGGATAACCAATGTCTGTTTTATTTCTATCAACTATTAAATTAGAATTTGTTGTTTCTGTTTTATGAAAAAAATTATGTCCTTTTTTACTCAATCCAATGCTTGTACTTTTTTGTGTTGGCTGTGGATTATAAATTGTTTGTTTTTTATAAAATAAACTTATTATTTCAATATTTCTTAGTGGTTGTTTTTTTGCTAATAATGGATTGCTTATCCTTTTTTTGTTCCAGTACCAATCATATTTAAACCAATCAATATTTGATGTTCTTAAATAACTACTAAATGGCTCACTACCAAATAAAGCTATTGCACCATTATCTTTAATAATTCTTTTAAGTTCTTTCCACATTGGTTCAAAAGGTATTATTGAATCCCATTTACAAGCTGTCGTTCCATAAGGTGGATCGGTAAGTATTAGATCAATAGACTTATCAGGTATAGTTGGTAATACCTTTAAGCAATCATCATTAAATAATTTCATAGTTTGTTTTTAAGTGGGTTCAGTATCAAGCACAAGGCTTTCGTAAGCCAACCCACATTTTATCTTACTGTTAGTTCGTCTTTTAACTTAGTAAATTCTTCGTGAATAGTTTTATCTAGTTTCCAAAATCTTTTTTGTTCTAGCTTTAACATCTTATGATGGATCACCGTGCTATGATCTATGTTCATAAACCTTCCTAATTGTGACAAAGATATGGCATAGGTTTCAAGCATCAAGTTAATCAATATGCTTCTAGCTCTAACAAGTTCTTCATATCTTCTAATGCCTAGCAAATCATCAGGCTTAATGTTATATTGTTTACAGACACAATGAACGACTTTATAAAACAAATCCTTAGTAAAATTCTTAACTACGTTATCATCATTCTTGTGTTTCTCATTGTACTTATCTTGCTTGTACTTTAATTTTAACATCTCTCTTTCTAACTTTGCGTGACCTGTTTGCTGTGCCATTCGATAGCCATTCTTAAAGCCAGTTCGATAAAGCATAAGCTCTTTCTCTGTTAGTTCTGTATACATTGGTGCTTTTAATGCAGTCTTAATTTGAGTTATGATTTTCATTTGGCGTATGACCTCCTATTGTTGTTTGCACAACTTGTTGTTGTTTATTTATAAACACTCTAATTAAAGAGCTATAAGTTTATCTTTAGTCTGCTCGATCTTCCATATCAATCTAAAGCTATCTGACTGATACTTCTCCATCTTTCTTTTTGTCTCAAGATACTTCTGATGTTTTCTCTCCTGAAGATCTCTCAACTTTTGCAGACGATTTTTTAATTGTATCATCTTCTTTTTTTACTCTTGTAAATTCAATCTTAACGTCATTGATCTTTACTTCTACCAATGTTCCTTCATTTGAAGGGTCGGCAGCCTTCTCGGCATCATCAAACTTTTCTATGTAAGTAAAGTTTGCGTTACCATTCTTATATCTAATATATGTCATAAATAACCTCTTTGGTCAATTAGAATAATCTCTTTGTAATATAAACTCTAAATTTTGTATGGCTTTTAGTATATCCTCTTTGCCATTTTTATATCTGTGCCTTGAAACATACTTAACAACGCAGGCTTCAGGAAATAAAAGATCGTTAGCTATGATGTATTCAATGGGTTGGATCTTAAAATGTTTGTAGTGTGAGCCACCAACTTGTTTATGTAAATCTTTTTTCTTCATATTGTTTATTGGTCTAAGGCGTAGGAAAACAACTATTGGAAGTCAAGGGGATGACTAAAACCCACGCCTTAGATGATCAAGATATTTCTCGTTGATTAGTATCTTGATGGTCTATTATTACCATAAGCAGCAGGTTTTGCATAAGGTTTTCTCTGTGCAAAAGATTGTTGCTTACTTCCACCTGATGATCCTGCCGAGCCGCTATTATCTTGCGGTGTTAATACGACATTGATACCACCAGTTGGTGTTCCATCTTCCGCAACATCATCAAATGCAGCTTGGTTATACCAAGTACCATTTATGTTTGCAGACACTCGCCAAGTTTTTCCAGGCGGTGACTTAGGATTGATGGGTGCGACAAAGCTAGGTCGATTATCGCCTGGCTGTTTGTCAGCATTGGGAATAAGTTTTATATATAACTTTTCCATTTATATTTTCTCCTGTTGGTTTATATTAT